CTCCAGCTTGCCCACCCGCGCCTACCTAATCGACGGCCTGTATGTCCGCGTGCCTTCGAACTATGACCCAGAAACGCGCGTATACACGGGCGTCTGGGACGGCTCGTTCAAGATCGGTTTCACCAGTAACCCGGCGTGGATTCTCTACGACCTGATGCTGTCGCGCCGCTACGGCCTCGGTGAGTTCGTAAAAGAATCACACATCAACGCCGCGAAGCTCTACACCATCGCGCGCTACTGTGACGGTCAGGTAGATAATGGCAAGGGCGGCACCGAGGCGCGATTCTCGATTAACACCAGCATCGCCAGCCGCAATGACGCCTACAAGGTAATCTCGGATATTTGCTCCACCTTCCGAGGAATGTCCTATTGGTCTGGCGGCATGGTGCAGACCGTGCAGGACTCTCCAACCGACCCTGTCTACCTGTTCAACAACACGAACGTGGTTGACGGCATGTTTCACCGCGTCGGCTCGGCCCGCAAAGACCGTCACAGTGTTGTTCACGTTCAGTGGAACGACCCCGACGATCAATACAAGCAGAAGATCGAATATGTTGAAGACCCAGAGCTGATTCTGACCCTGGGTTACAAGCGTCTGGACACTATCGCTTTCGGCTGCACGTCGCGCGCCCAGGCTCACCGCGTAGGCTTGTGGGTTCTCTACACCGAGAAGGTCGAAACCAACATCACCAGCTTTGAAGTCGGCAATGACGGTATGTTGGTCATGCCCGGCGACGTGGTGAAGATTCACGACCAGTGGAAAGCAGGTAAGCGCAACGGCGGTCGTCTGCTTTCGGCTACGCGCATGGGTTGCACGCTCGACAAGACCACTCACGTATCCGCCGGTAGCATCGTCAGCATTCGCATGCCGAATGGCAAGTTCGAAGAGAAGCAAGTGAATGAGGTTGGTGACACGAATGTTCTGACATTCGTAAGCCAACTGTCAGAAGTGCCAGTATCGAACACGATCTGGATTTTGATCGAAGCCAACCTTGTTCCGGTATTAGGCAGAGTTGTCGCAGTTGCCCAGTCCGACAAGCCGCAGCAATACACAATCAGCGTCGTCGACCACAACCCAAGCAAGTTTGCGTCTATCGAGCAAGGCTTGTCGCTTGAGCCGCAAGCGACGACCATCATCGACCCGACTTTCTCGACTCCAGAGTTCATGAAGATCGAAGAGGTGACTTACCTTGTCGCCCCTGGTCAGTTGGGCTCGCGCCTGGAAGTGTCGTGGGAGGGCAAGTCGCCAACCTACTTCATCAGCTACCGCGTCACCAGCGCCGACGGCGTAGTGAGCGGCTGGCAGATGTTCACGACGACAGTCGCGGCTTACTCGGTGATGAACGTTGAGGGTGGTTCCGTCTACGACTTCAAAGTGGTCGGCCGTGCCGTCACCGGCAAGCTGTCCAGTGAACTCACCAGCACCTATGTCGCCCTGGGCACCACAAGCCCGCCATCGGCGCCGACTAACCTCACCGCCATCGGTGACTTCCGTCAGATCGGCCTGGCCTGGTTGAACTCGTCTAACGTCGACTTTGACTACGTTGAAATCTGGGAGAACACCCACGACGACCTGGCGAGCGCCTACTACCTCGACCGGACGCCGAGCAACAAATACATTCGCGGCGGTATCCCGGGCCTCATGCAGTATTGGTATTGGGTCCGCACCGTGAACAAGCGCGGCATGAAGTCGGCTTACAACTCCACGGCCGGCACATCAGCTATCGCGGGCACCATTGCTGTGACTGACTTGGATGCAGAACTCGCCAAGGCAATCGCAGACATCAGCGGCGGTCTCGACGGGATCGTGGACAAAGTCATTGACCGCGTGAACATCATCACTGACGGGCTCCCAGATCGCGTTACAGAGGCGGAAGCCTTGGCGGCGGCTGCGAGGGCGGGTAACTCCATCGAAGCGCTCCTGCGCGACGACGTGGACGTTCAGATGAAGCGTGACACCTACGAACTGGGCGTCACCTTGAGCGACGACATCGCCGCCAAGATTCGCGAAGTAAACGAGGTGATGGTTACCAATCAGCAGGCGGTAGCTCAGCAACTGACTGTGATCGACGCGAAGTTCCAAACGAGCGATGCGGCTTTGGTTCAAGAGCAGACCGCCAGAGCCACCGCAGACAGCGCACAAGCGACAAGCATCAACGCGCTGACCGTGAAGACCGACGCGACGAACGCGAGCCTTACGCAAGAGCAGACGACCCGGGCCACCGCAGACAGCGCCCAGGCTAGCGACATCACCAGCTTGAAGTCGAAGACCGACACCACGAACGCGAGTCTCGCAACTGAGGCGACCACCCGTGCAAACGCCGACAGCGCCCAATCCACGCTGATCACCGCGTTGACGTCCAAGACCGACACCACGAACGCAAGCCTGGCGACAGAGTTGGTGACCCGGGCGAACGCAGACACCGCACTCAGCAGCTCCATCACGGCGATGGGCGTGACGGTGGGTCAGAACACGTCTGCACTTTCATCGGAACAGACTGCCCGGGCCAACGCCGACAGCGCCTTGAGCACGCGGATTGACAGCACTGTCGCAGCGAACGCGACCAATAGCACCGCGATTCAAAGCGAGACCACGGCGCGGGCGAACGCAGACGGTGCCCTGGGCACCCGCATTGACCAGATGGTGAGCAAGACCGACACCACGAATGCGGCACTCGCTACAGAAGCCACCACGCGGGCGAACGCAGACGGTGCCCTGACAACGCTGGTGACCACCGCGCAAGCGACGGCTAACAGTGCAAGCGCGTCGGCACAGACGAACACCAGCGCGCTTGCAGACACCACCGGCAAACTCAGCGCGTATTGGAACGTGAAGCTGCAACTGACATCGGGCGGCAAACTCTACAGCGCCGGTATGGGCATCGGGATTGAGAACACCGCCCAGGGCATCACCCAGTCGCAGATCGCGTTTCAGGCTGACCGGTTCGTGGTGATCAACCCAAGTGTTGGCACGGACTTCTACCCGTTTCAGATCATCGGCGGCGTAGTCTTCATCAACACGGCGATGATTGCTTCGGCGACCATCACCAACGCCATGATTCAAGACGCCTCGATCACTACGGCGAAGATTGCAAACGCCTCGATCACTACGGCGAAGATTGGCGATGCGCAGGTAGATACCTTGCAAATCGCTGGGCAAGCTGTGACATTCCCAGTTGCAGCTTACACAGCAGCAACTGTGACTATTGGCGGACAGCAAAGCATCCCATGGACGGAAATGCAGCGATTGGTGGTGCCTGGTAATGGCGGAACTAACCGACTCATCACATGCACGGCAGTTGTTGCGCGAAACGATCAGATCGGCATCGCGAACATTCTGGTGACATTGGACGGGGTAACCGTGTATCAAGCGAACGGCTGCATGATCAAAAACTCGGTAGAGTCGTTTGTCGCCTCGTTCATTATCACATCGCCGGGCACGCTGATCTTCTACGTCTCAACGACTTCTGGATCGCTTAGCTCTTCACTTGCATACGCGAACCGCAGCATCATTTCCCTGGAGCTGAAGAAATGAAACTCTACGACTACGACCCGGAAACCGGGAGAATCAACCGGGTGATGACTTACCCGAACAGTTGCGTCAAGGAAATCATCACCCTCATCCCGGACGCGATTTACTGCGCAGACGGCCACGAGGGTGATGACCTCACCCATTACGTCAAAGACGGCGAAGTTGTGCCACGCCCAGAGCAAAGCATCCAGCTCGAAGGGATGATGCTAAAAGGGGCGAGCAACACTGCCACTGTTACTATTGAGGGGGTTGTCTATAATTGCGATGGGTCGAACATTGAATTGAGCTTCGTTCGACCCGGCAACTACACCGTGACAGTGAAAGATTGGCCTTACTCAGACTGGAGTGCTCAAATTGAAGTTAGTGCATGATTCGGGGCATGAGAACCGCAGGGCTGCTGAATACCCTGCTGTGGCCGATCAGCTTGACGCGCTGTGGCACGCAATGGACCAAGGGGTGATCCCCAAGGTTGAAGGATTTTACGACCCAATCAAGGCTGTCAAAGACCGCCACCCAAAAAAGGAAACATAGAAATGAAACGGATCATGATGTTTGCGGTGATGGCTTTGGCGTTCGGTCTGACCGGCTGCGCTGGTAAGAGCTGGGATACCTACGCGGCGACCAACAAGTGCGAATACAGCGGCGAGCGCGCCATGCGTCGACAGTTCATGAACTTGAACCAGCCGACCACCAACGGCGCTATGACCCTCACCCCGGGCCCGCTTCTTGAATTCCGCGCCGTCTACAAATACAACTGCGCGAACGGCGACATCTGGGCGTATGACGCCCCGAAATAGCAAAATAAGCAGTTGACACAGCCGCCCATGGGCGGCTTTGTTGTTTCTTGGCTATGCGGTATAGTTGCGCAAATCCGCCAACACCAAGAGGCATCACCCAGTGAGAACATATCGAGCGGGAACCCTTTCTCTTACCGCAGCCAGCACAACAATCGTTGGTGTTGGAACGCAATTCCTCGCCAATGTAGCAATCGGCGACGTCATTGTCGTAGAGAACGGCCAGTGCTTTGAAACCGTTGCCGTGCCTGACGACACCCACATCACCGTCGACACCCCAGCTAAGGCAACAGGGCCGTTCAGTTACGCCGCCCTGCGCTTCGTTACTGCCGTGAATTTCCGCGACTTGAGCGTCAAGATCGAACAGTTTCTGACAGATCGCCAAGTAAACCTGGCCGAGTTCACCACTTGGATGACGGGCTCGCGAACTGGCGGGCCGACAAGCAACGGCTACTACCCGCTGACAGACCGGTTTGGCGTGACCAAGCAATACATGAGCCCAGAAACGATTGCCTACGGGTATGCGGACTCGATTGATCAGGCTACGGCGGCAGCGGCAAGTGCGGCGGCAGCGCTCACATCAAAAAACTCCGCGAACAGTTCAGAAGCCAACGCGGGAACCAGCGCAGCCGCCGCCCTGGCTTCGAAGAACGCCGCAGCAAGTTCTGAGACGAATGCCCTGGCTTCGAAGAACGCCGCAGCTACATCGGCCACAGCAGCGGCAGGTTCTGCGACATCCTCGGACGCATCCGCAACATCCTCGCTAAGTGGGCGCGACAGCTCGCAGGCTTTCGCTGTCAACTCGCTCGCGGCAGCGGCAAACGCACAAACGTTGCAAATCCAAGCCCAACAATCCGCACTGGACGCACAAGCGGCGGCACTATACAACTTGCCGACCTGGGCCTACTCGCAGGCGTTCAGGCTTGCATCAGCTACACGGGACGCCAACGGGGCAATCACCACGGCGAACATCGTGTGGCCGGACGGTGTGTCTGGTGTGTTCACGACTGACGCCGCGTCTACTACGTTTCTCGGCGCTGTAGATGCGTGGCACGCAACGTATGTTGGAGTCACAACCAAGACCATCACGCAACCGGCGGTAACCCGGGATGCGAACGGCGGCATTGTCGCCCAACCAGCAATCACAATCGCATAGGTGAAATAATGGGAAGCATACTCGACGCCCCTGGCATCCAAGTTCAAAAAGCGGACACGCGCTATCCTGCTAAAACGGACATCGTCTCCGGCCTTGGTGACTTCAGCCCAGACGGCGCGCTCATTATCGCGTGCGGTGACTCGACCACGGAGCAGTTCAACCAGAACCAAGGCGGTAGTCAGGAGGTGGTGAAGCTGCGCTCCCCTGGTGAGGTATGGCAGAACATCGTCGGCTTCATCAACTTCGGCGGCTCTGGCTACACGCTGAACGGTTTCGTGAACGATGCGGCTGCAACCGTCCCGACGATACCGATGACCGGGCTCGGCGCTATCAGCACCTGGGACACCTATGGGCACAAGCCGTCTGGCGCCATATCGCTTGCTACCGCGTTGGCATGGCGTGCCGGGAAGGCCGACCGCGCTCTCTGGCGCATCTGCTACGGGATCAACGACGTCATTCTCTACGCGGCGACTGGCAACCTTTCGCAGCAGGGCATCACGAACTACTTGGTCCCGCTGCTGCGAAAGGCTGTAAACACGATCTTCTCGAAATTCCCAACCGATAGCGTGGTGTTGGACATTTCCAACCCGATGACGGCCAGACCGTTCACCGCACCCGGCCAGGGATTCCCTTCATACGCCGCATATCCAAACTTCGGCAACGTTCTCGCAGACGACCAAGCCCTGGTTGAGAAGTGGAACCAAGGCATCCGCGCCGCATACATCACGGTCAGAAACGAGTTCCCCAAGACGAAGCTGATAGACTCCTGGGCTGAAATCTTTGGTCAGTCTGATACGACGCTCGTAGCGACCACACAGCTCCCGTATCTGACAAACCTTGTTCACCCCAACGGCACCGCCGACGCAGCGCGCATACGCGCACTCAGTCGCGTTACGAACCCTATCCCGGTAGCGTCAGAAGGTCGTCGCGCTGAAGCGGCGGCGCGCTCCACCGCTCTCGGTGTTAACCCGTGGGATACTTACCCTGGATACTTTCGCGGCAACGTGCGCTACAAGCTGGCCGGTGAGGTGAACCTTGTGGGTGTCGGGTCGAACTATATCGACCTGGGCATACCGTTTTCACAATTCCAGCAGCAAGTAGCCGGGCCTCTATACATCGTAGTTGCCGACCGGGTCGCCCAGCTCTTCACCACGTATGCAGCGGTAGCCAGCGGCTCGAATACTCGGCTGACCGGCGTTGCGCCGTCCACGAGCATGCAGGCATCTGTAGCGCGTCAATCGGTCCAAATGTATCTGGACAACGTGATAAAGCTCGTGTCGAACGACACCTATGTGAACGCCGCCGCATCTGCCGCCAAGGAATACATCGAACTCGGGACGAACATCGGCGGCGGCGTTGGCTACATCGACATCGGCCTGGCGATCACCACCGGCCGTCTTTCATCCAAATACGCCTCGGGCTTGAAGAACGGCGTGCTGGTGATCGGCGGTTCGATCAACGCGACGTTGAGCCTTTCGTCTGCCGTGGTATTGCGCGCCGGGGCAACCAGTCAACGGTCGGTGAGGTTTTCGCTCACCGGTGATTATTCGTCCTATGCCGGCCAGCCAGCAGCGATCACCTTTGCGGACGACAAGCCATCCCCGAAAGTGTGGGAACGTATTGTCACGCCAAGCTGCTTCATTCCGCTTGCGGCAGCGGCTGGCCGGGCGTTCATGTTCACCGATGTTCCAATCTTGGACGGCGTCACGTTCAAGGCGGCAGTTCTCGGCACAAGCATCAGTGCGATACTCACCGTGGACGTCTACGCCCTGACGTTCAACGGGAGAACACTGCTGGGGACAATCAGCATCCCATCGGGCGGCGCCAGCGCAACCCTAAGCTCTGGCAACCCGACTGCAATCGCGGCTGGCGCTGCATATGAGCTGGTCTACACTTCAGCTTCTGTTAGCGCAACTACCACGCTGCTGATCACGGCGGACCCGGTGTGATTCATTAGCGCTTGAGGGGTTGGAGCGATTCAAACATAATGGACGGCAATGCCGTCCATTTTCGTTAAATCAACCAGCGCGGCGACAAGCAGCATCACGGAGGTAAAAATGTCTTACGACACGTTGGCGCAAGCCGTCACAGACCTATCGACCGGCAACAGCGCGCTCGTTGCCGCTGTGACCGCGACACAGGTTGCAAGCAACGCAGCGGCGACTTCTGCAACAGCGAGTAAGGTCGCGGCGGCAGACTCCGCAACCAGTGCAGCAACATCGGCGGCAAGCGCAACCACATCGCAAGCGTCCGCATCGGCAAGCAAGTCGGCCGCGAATGCGTCTGAACTGAATGCTGGTAACAGTGCGGCCGCAGCCCTGACATCCTCGAATAACTCGGCTGCGTCGGCTGGTGCCGCTGCAACCAGCGCATCGAATGCCGCAACCAGCGAAGTCAACGCACTCACCTCGAAGAATGCCGCTGCGACTTCGGCTACCAACGCCGGGACCAGCGAGACGAACGCCCTGGCTTCGAAGAATGCGGCAGCAACCAGCGCGACAACCGCGACCAACCAAGCGTCGGCAGCAAGCACCAGTGCGTCAGGTGCTGCAACTTCCGCCACTGCCGCAGATGGGTCCAAGACAGCAGCCGCTTCTTCTGCCACCGCAGCCGCTTCTTCTGCAACTTCCGCATCCGGCTCCGCGACAACCGCGACCAACCAAGCGTCGGCAGCAAGCACCAGTGCCGGGAATGCCGCGACCAGCGCAACCACGGCTACCAATCAGGCGTCCGCAGCTAACGCCAGCGCCGGAAACGCCGCTACATCGGCGACTACCGCGACCAACCAAGCGAGCGCCGCGTCTACATCGGCAAGCAATGCTGCAAACAGTGCCTCCCAGGCTGCAACCAGCGCTACCAACGCCGCGAACTCACTTGCGAACAAGCAAGACAAGGCTGACAACCTGACTGCCCTGGCCGGGCTCACAGGGGTTGCAGACAAGGTTCCGTATTTCACTGGTGCTGGCGCGTTGAGTTTGGCAGCATTCACCGCTAAGGCGCGTGCGTTGTCGGCGCGCACTGATACGGCCGGGATGCAAGCGGAATTGGGCCTTGTGCCAGTTTCCTCGCTCACTGACGTAACCGCTGGCCGTGTAACTATCCCCGGGTGGATGGGATTGGGTGGCGTTGCAATCGCGGCAAACTCCGGGGATTTTAACGCCCTCGGTTCGTCTACTGGATTTTTCGTCGTCAACAACGGGACTAACGGCCCAATTTCTGGCGGCTCGCAGTATGTAATTCAGATTAACGCGTCGACTGGTTACCTTTACCAGCAAGCTACGGACGTGACGACTGCACGAACTTGGGAACGTCAGCTTATGGCAACCCAATGGCAACCGTGGCTTGAAATTTCCAAAATCGGCGGCAATTCGGCCGCCCTGACAGTAGGTAATGGCGGGACCGGCGTAACGAGCCTGCCGGTCCCATTTACGCGTCTGCGAGATTCGCAGGCATTGACTTACACTGAAGCAACGGCTGAGCGTCTACGCATGAAGACGTTCGAGCCGATCAACTTCATTACTGACCTTGACGATACAAGCACCGCGCAGGTTCGCGGCCCTGGATATGTCAGCAACACCACTGTCGGGACTAAACCGGGCGGGTATGTTTACGGGGTCGTGAACACAATTCTTATCACGGCAGATACTCTGTGTCAGACATTTGATCCGCTTACTGGCACAGCGGGCGTCACGTATCCTCAGTATCGCCGTCAAGGTTACGGCACGGCGGCAGGCAAGTGGGGGCCATGGAGAATGGTTATCGACTCTTCCTCCGCGCTACTTGATCCGGCTAGCGGCGGGGTTATGATGCGAACCGTCGTTTCTGGGATCGCCCTAACGAAATACCTTGATGGGCGGAATATCGCGAACGGCACTTTTCTGTCAGCTACAGCAACGGTAGCAGCTAACGCAATCACCGCAATGACTGTTACCCTTCCGTTCAGTATTGGAACGGACGATAACTATTCAACGGCGAATCTTGTCGCTCAACCGTCCATCACTTACGATCACTACGGCGTCGTGTCGTGTTTTTTCACAGGCTCTGGGACTGTGCTTAACTTTGTTATCAGAAACGGCGCTACCGCTCAAACGTTCAACGTTCGCGGCATTATTACGGGGCATTGGAAATGAAAATAACACTTTTCCCTTCATTGGGTGTTGAACCAATTTCTGCATCTGTAAAAGGCGACATCATCACCATCAACGGGGAAGTCGTCGACCTATCTGGAATCCCAGAAGGTTATTCGCTCCCTGGTGGAGCTGTTGGCAACAAATATTTCGTGATTCACGTTCCAGTTACGCGTGTGAATGGTGAGCTTTCGTTCTCGCTAATCATGCCGGTGTATGAGGAAACTGACGAGAAATGGCGAAATCCTACAGAGCCGAACGTTTTGCATGTGACGTCAGGTGTGGTGCCATTCCCAGATACCATGCCGCCTATTCCAGAAGCATCTGAACCAAACCCACTGCCGGAGGAACCAGAAGATGGTGGACTTGAGCCAGCTTGAAAAGGTAAAAACGCAAGCTGACGTCCAGCTTGAGAACGACGCGGCTACAGCGAAGACGTATCTGCGCGACACCGACTGGTATGTGATGCGCTTCGTCGAGACGCAGAAGGCTATCCCGGAAGACGTCACTGCGAAACGCGCCGAGGCACGCGCCAAGATCAGTTTGGTGCAAAACTAAACAACCGAATGAAGGTCAACAAACATGCGGGGCTTCGGCCCCGCATGTCGTATCCGAGGAATGATGGCATTCCAATTACACACCCAATGGGCTATCGTGCGCGCTAACCCATCCTGCAAGCGAGCGTAGGTGAAGAAATGGCAAATCCGAACGGGACACCGACCATGCCTGACAAATCTGTGTTTGAAGAACGGATGAACGAGGTCCGAGAGGATATTCGTGAAGTTCGTTCTGCAATGGGTAAGATCGCTGAAGCGATCACCCGAATGGCAGTTCTTGAAGAACGACACCGGGGGACTGATGATCGAGTGGGGAAGGTGGAAGAGCGTCTTCGCGACGTCGAGAAGAAGTCCAGCGAAAACGAGAAATCCCACTTGAAGTTGATCGCAACCATCAGTGGCATCACTGGCACCAGTCGAGTATTGTGGCTCGTGGGCGGCACTGTAATCGGTGGGCTCGCAATCAAGCTCTTCTCTTCCTACTTGCACCTGTGAGGCAAACGACACATGAAAGCAATCCTGCGTTCGATGCGCGATAGCCGCATCTTCATCCTGATCTTCCCCGCGACCTGCATTCTCTGGATTCTGGACCCAATCCTGACCGAAACTTGGTGTCAGTGGGGTTTGGTGATCTTTGCAGTGGCCGGCCTGACCCTGCTTCTGCGCAAAATCCTGTTCAACACCTTCGACATGTCGGCGGCTATCGCCAAGGCAGTTGAGACCTCCGGCGGCGCTGGTCAAGTGGTGATGGCAGTAGCAATCGTGATGGCCTCCATCATGCTGTCGGTGACGTTGTGGCTTTCCCGGTAGACCTGCCGCCGGGCGCCTACCTCCACCTGCCCGTTCTGATCGAAGAGATTCGCCAGAACTGGGCGGGGGTGCCTTACCCTTCGGTCTTGGCCGCACAAGTCGAACAGGAAAGTCGCTGGAAAGAGAAGGCAACGCTGAACATGCCAGCGAACCATGAGCTTGGGGTCGGCCTGGGCCAGTTCACCAAGACTAACAAGTTCGACGCGATCACCGAAATGAAGGACAAATACCCGAAGGCTCTGGCCGGCTGGGGCTGGAAGAACCCATATGACGTTCAGTATCAGGCTCGCGCCCTGGTGCTGAAGAACCGTGATAACTACGCGGCGATCAAGTGGACCACCAAGGATGAATACCAGAAGATGGCGATGGTAGATGCCAGCTACAACGGCGGCTCTGGTGGGCTACAGAAACGCCGCACCATCTGCATGAAGACGAAGGGTTGCGACCCCGGCATCTGGTTCGGGCACCTGGAGTTCACCTCGGCGCAAAACCGCAAACCGTCCAACGGCTACAAGCGATCTTTCGCCGACATCACCAACGAGCACGTCTACAACGTGATGGTTCTGCGACGGGCTAAATACCTGTTCATGGACTCGAAGGAGAGCAAGTGATGTTGAGAACACTTGGAACCTACCTGGGCATTCTTGTCGGCGGCATCATCATGGGGGTGCTCATCGCCCTTCTGATGATGAGCAAGCAAGAAGCCCGACAAGTTGCGGCCGAAGCACGCACGGTGGTCTCTACGACCGCTGATAGCGTCGTAGAAGCCGTCAAAGAGAATTCCCGCATCGAGACAACCCTTGACGCGGGAAAAGCCTCTACCGAAGCCGTGAAGGCTTCTGTGGGCAACCAGATCAAGCCGCCGAAGGAGGTGGTGTATGTCGAAGTCAGAGTCCCGGGTAAAACCGAAGTCCAAGTTTGTCCGGCTATCAACGGCGATAGCGCTATGCCTTTGTCTAATCATAGCGTCAGGTTGCTCAACGACTTGCGTGCCTACCGAACTGTTGATCTTGCCGCAATCAACCCTTCAGAAGTCCAAGCCACTTCCGGCGTTACAGTTGCAGAGTTCGTCAGCAACGACACCGACGTCGTCGGTCTCTACAACGAACTCGCAACCCGGCACGACGCATTAGTCGACGCTGTTATCGCATACATGAACCGCCAGAAAGAAAACGCCAAGGACGGCAAATAGCTTCATGATCCAGTTGTGTGGGTAGGAGTCTTCGCTTAGGATGAAGGCTCCCAACCCATCTGCGGGACACACCCTCATGACTTACCCTTCCAGCAAAAACGGCAACAAAAAACCTCAATCGCGTCAAAAAGGCCGCACCGAACGTCGCAGCAAGGACAGCAATGCCCGTCTGCACGATCAAGCGAGCCTTGATATTGCCGCGCATGAAGCAGCGTTGCAGTGCAAGGGCCGGGACACATCGGCGATTGAAGGCCGGAATCCAAATCAGAAACGCTACATTGCTGGTATCAAAAGCTCGCCGATCACCATTGGCGACGGCCCTGCTGGCGTTGGTAAGACCTGGCTGGTAGCCGCCCTGGCTGCTGAAATGCTGGAAGCCAAGGAAATCGACAAGATTCTGCTGACCCGCCCAGCCCAGGAAGCTGGCGAGAAGTTGGGCTTTCTGCCCGGCGAGAAAGAAGAAAAATACGAACCCTACCTGCAACCGTTCCGTGAAGCCCTGGAAGAACGCCTGGGCAAGAGCACGCTGGAATACTACCTGAAGGTCGGCAAGATCGAAGGCGCCCCGCTCGCTTACATGCGCGGCCGCACCTTCAAGAACTGCCTGATGATCCTCGACGAAGCGCAGAACACTTCGGCCGTTCAGATGAAGATGTTTCTCACCCGTGCCGGTGAAGGCTCTCGCATCGTCGTCAATGGCGACTTGGCGCAACAAGACACCTTCGGCGAGTCGGGCTTGAAAGTCGCCAAGCGCAAAGTCGGCTACCTGCCGTCGGTGAAGCTGGTAGAGTTCAGCACCGCCGATGTGGTGCGCTCCGGGCTGGTGCAAGAGGTGCTTGAAGCCTGGGAAGCCCCAGAGCTGCCGCCGAACGAGCTGACCAGCAACGTGAAGGAAGTCTGATGCACGACGAGCGACCTGACATCTGAACCAGCGGCCCACCCGGGCCGCTTTTCATTTCCCTCGGCACTTGGGGCTTGCCACGATCTTCTGTAAGTTATTTCATATACCATTCAACCCTGTATTTAAGTCTTTCTCTTTTTCGTCGGGAGTTCCGATGCCAACCACAAATCACTTCGGCCCATTTTATGGGCAAGACCTATCGCCGGAAGAGGCTGATGTGCTCGCTATCGCTCACATCCCGGGCCCGGTGCTGAAACGTGAAGCTGACCTGATGCAGACCAAGTGGTTCGACTACCGCATGCTTCACCCCACGGTAGCGACCTATCTGTTCGCCCAGTGCTACAGCAAGGCGTATCAGCGGTATATCGCCGTCACGCAAGACTTTGAACGGGCGCCGTTCACCAAGGGCTTCAAGGGCCAAGACTTTTTCATGAGCCGCGAGAAAGCGACCTTTTGGAAGATGCGTCAGAAGGCCGATGAGGTCTGCATGCGCTACGACTTCTTCATGAGCAACGCCATCAACTACTGCATCGCGAAGGGCTGGCAACAACCGCCCCGCCCGGCGCATATCTACACCAACCACGACATGATCGTTGACATCATGGACAGTTGGCACCACGAGACCCGCGCACGCATTCAATACCCGAAAGACCCTACCTTCAGGGTTGAGAACTTCACCGGCACCCGCGAGCAGTTGGCCTTTGAAGCCTGGCTGCTGGATCAGGTGGCAACCCGGGTTCACCGCAAATACAGCCTACACTCGGCGATCTACGTTGAAGGTATGCTGCGAATCGAACCAGCAATCGAACGCTTCGGCGCCGAGGCAGTTGAAAGCGCCTCGGACTATGCACTTCACGACTTTGAAAACGCACAGGTAACCCTTCCATGAATGATCAAGACCAAATCCGCCGCGACCAGATCGAACAGGGTCGCAAAATGGGCCGCTTAGGAGTCCCTGAGCGCATCGAAGTGCTGAACCCGGACTACAATCGCCCTCGTTGCAAGCCTAGCCCGCCCAAGCAACTCACAGGGCACGAGGCGTATATCGAGAACCTTCGGACCTCGGCTGCTGAAGTGAAGCTGTATCTGGTGGGCAACATTTCGTCGGTCGGCGTGGTGCGCGCTGCTGACAAATACACAATCAGCATTGCGACAGCCGACGGCACGGTGGAAGTCGTCTTCAAGAGCGGCATCGTGAAGTTGGTTCCAACAAAACGAGGGGTCAAGAAAAATGACTGAAGTTGCTGAAAAATCTGTAGCTGAAGCGACCGCGTCGATGGCTGCAATTCTCGGGGCATCATTCTCGGGCGGGGCGGTCCCGACTGGCCCGGCAACGCCGCCAGAAGAAGAGGTCGAGCGCTTTGAATTTGACACCGACTTTCAGAGCAAGATCGCCGCCCACGTTCTTGGCGACTATGGCTTCATGCGTCGGGTCGGCCAGCTCATTCGCCCCGAATACTTCGAAGGTATCGGCGATGCAGCTATCGTCAACATGGCGCTGAAATACTGGAACCGATACGGTCAAATCGCGCCGAAGTCGAGCCACGGCGTGCTGCTGAAGGCTGAAATCGACGGTGGGGCTATCCGTGGAGACGCAAAGGGTGAAGCGATCACCGCGATCAAGCGACTCTGGCAAGAAGACCTGGCCGGCGGTCTGCACGCTGCCGAGCAAGTGGCCGACTTCTGCAAGCACCAAGCGATGACCCAGGCGATTCTTTCGTCGGTCGATCACCTGGGCAAGAAGAAGTTCGACAAGATCGAAATGGCCGTGAAAGAAGCGCTGGCCGTGGGCATCAACGAGGACGGTGACGCATACGACTACTTCGAGCGCATTCAAGAGCGAACCGAAGAGCGCATGGACAAAGCTGCCGGTAAGGTGCCGCCGCAGGGCGTGACGACCGGGTTCCCGAAGATGGACGACGTGCTGTATCACCGGGGCTGGGGCAAGAAAGAGCTGTCGGTGCTCATGGGCGGCGCCAAGTCTGGTAAGACCACGGCAATGATCGGCTTCGCCAAGTCTGCATCGCTGGCCGGTAAGAACGTGCTGTATGTCACCCTTGAAGTATCGGCCAAGATCATTTCGGAACGTCTCGACGCAAGCATGTCGGACAACATGATGAAAGAGCTTGGCAAGAACATTGTCGATATTGACACCAAGATTCGGGACATTCACAAGCGCGCCGGGTGCCTGAAAATCCACGAATATCCGCCAGGATCGTTCACCCCGTCGCAGCTCACCCGCCTGATCGACTCCTACGAAGCGAAGGGCATCTTCCTCGAGCTGGTGGTGGTCGACTACGCAGACATCATGGCGCCCGATCACCGCATCAACGACCCAATCGAGAACTCGAAGAACGTCTACATCGGCTTGCGTGCCGTTGCGTTCGAGAAGAACGTTGCTGTTTTGAGCGCGACCCAGTCGAACCGGGAAGGCTTCAAGGCGACAGTGGCAAAGGCCGAGCACATCGCAGACGACTTCAACAAGGTGCGTATCGTCGACTTGCTCATTTCGATCAACATCACCGAAGAGGAACGAGCCAACGGCGAAGCACGTCTGTTCTTCGCAGCGAGCCGTAACCAAGAGTCAAACTTCACGATCTTCATCAAGACGGACATCGCCAGGATGAAGTTCATCGTTTCAATCCTAAAAATCGAGTAGGTGACAGGTATGAACTTTTTAGTGTTCTGGTTGGTTGTTGGCGCTTGCACTGGTCACTTCGACAGCGCGTTTGTCATTGCCCTGTTCGCGGCAGTCATGTTCGATTAGCGCCAGGCGCAAACACCCTCGGGGCACTTCGGTGTCCTGAGTCGTTTCTGTAACATCGGGGAATCACCTGAAAGGTATCGAATATGGCAACCCACATCAGCAAGCGCGGCCGGGATGGCGACAACGAACTTGAAGAAGCTCTGGCACAAATTGACCTTGAAGGTTGGCTAGACGCCGAGGGGATCGACTATAAAATTGGCCGTGGGCACTCTGGGGTTCAAATAAATTTACGCGAATGTCCGCTTTGTGGTCATGACAAATGGAAAACTTACGCGAACGCTGAGACAGGTTTGGGTAAGTGTTTCGTGTGTGAGCAGGGCTTAAACCGATGGAAGATCATCAACGGGTTCACCCCTGGTATGGGCGGGCGCGAGACGGTCGACCACATCAAGAGCTACGCACGCACCCAGGGCTGGGTAGCCAAGAAGACAACCACGGTCGCCGTGAACCTTGAAAGCGACCTGATCATTCCGCAGTCGGTTGCCTTACCGGTGGGCGGGCGCAACCTGGGCTACCTGGACAATCGGAACATAACTGGGGCATACAGCGAGTATTTCGGCTTCAGGTTCTGCGTGCGCGGCGGCTTCAAATACATCGACCACAACGGTCGGCCAAAGGTGCAGAACTACGACAGCCGCGTGATCATCCCGGTATTCGACATGCAAGGGGAGCTGGTCAGCTTCCAGGGTCGGGACATCACCGGCAAAGCAGATTTGAAGTATCTCTTCCCGCCTGGATTCGCGTCGACCGGCGCCCACCTATACAACGGCCAGAACGCAATCGGAGCCAAGCGTATCGCCATCGGAGAGGGTGCATTCGACGTCGCGGCAATCAAGATCGCAATCGACAAAGACATGTCACTGCGCGACATCGTGCCGGTCGGCACCTTCGGTAAAAGCCTTTCGTTCGGCGACGAAGATAGCCAAATGGCGAAGCTGATGTATCTGCGCGACAAAGGACTGCAAGAGGTGATCTTTCTATGGGACGGCGAGGCCAAAACAATCCTTGCCGCGATTGAAGCGGCGTTGCGGGTTCGAGGTATGGGATTGACAGCCCGGGTCGCCGTGTTACCGCTAGACAAAGACCCGAACGAAGTTCCAGAGACTGTCGTTCAATCTGCCATCTGGAAAAGCACGGTGATCACACAGACGTCTGCTGTGGCGATGAAGTTGAAATACAGCATTCTCGCCAGCAGTAAGTCCAGCCGCTCATTGCTACGATGAATCATGAAAGTTGTGGAGGTGTGAATGATCAGAGTTACGCATAAATACCGCGAGCACGCTGGCGGTAGCAAGTTCTACGAAACGGTTCTGTTTGAAGACCTGGGCGGCGGACCGTCGGTGCTTGTGAAACGATTCGGTAAGGTCGCCCAGCGTTGCGGCGGCGGGCAATACAAAATCGAGAACTACAACAACAGGGCTGAAGCTGTAGAAGCTGATTCGAAAATCTGGAAAGAGAAGGGCAAGCCGAAAGAATACAGCGGCCCAGCCGCTCTCACTCATGGCTTCGGCTTGTTCAGCGGTGGCGTGAGCAGCGAATACTCAAACAAGTCCGCGCTATTCAGGGATACGGCGGGTCACTACGCTGACGACGAAGGCGCGGCAAACACGATCATCGACTTTCTCAATTTGGCCGCAACGTCGAACGATCCACAACCCAAGCCGATTGTGGCGTGGAAACCAACCGAAACAGAAGACTTTGGGAGCTGGTGATGTTCACCATTAATTCAGGAATCAAACCATGAAGCGCGCACACCAGTTCCAAGACGATGAGGTCTACCCGGCCGCAATGTCAGCCAGCGGCACCAACGCCCACCACGTCAACGGGTGCCCCATAGTTGGGCAGTCCCAGCCGTATGCCGCATGTCTGAAGCGCATCAGCGACTACGAGGCAGGCGGTGCCCTTGAATCAATGCCCGATTGCCGCCGCGCAATCGGCGGGCCCGCCTGCACCGCCTGGAAGATGCGCGAAGACGAAACCAAGGCTGGGAAAGCCCTGTTCTACGTCAACCGCTCGAAGCTGCAAGCGTTCAACGGCACAGTGATCGTCACCGACCGGCCCGAGAAGGCCGCTGCAAGCCCGGTCACGATCAACGACGGCCCGACGAGCACCTACGCCGTCAAGAATGAACCGAACCACCCTACAGCGTATCTGGGCGGCTCATACGCAGATGCGATCAATGCCACGATGCAGACACTGTCTACTCCAGCGCCCGCACAGCAGAATACCGACAACAAACCAGCGATGAACCCGGGCGAAACCGCTATCGAATACGTTCGCCGCCTCAAATCCATGTCCGTTTAGGAGATACACCTTGAACAGCACCCAAATTCTTGAAGCCCTCGACCTGATTGCGGCGGCGAAACCGAAAGAAAAGCTGGTTATTCTCGCCAAGCATGCTGAAGACCCCGAGTTCAAGCGCGTCCTGAACGCTGCCTACAACCCTTTCATCACCTTCGGCATCAAGCCGCAGCGCGTGTCCGGTCATGGCAAAGAAGACTTCACCGATGAAACGTGGTCAACCCTGAGCGCCCTGGCGAATCGCAAGCTGGTCGGCAACGACGCCAAAGGCACCTGCGACAGAACCATGGACCGGCTGAACGGCGCTTCTGCTGAATTGTTCTGGCGGATCAGCAACAAAGACCTGAAGGCCGGGTTCGGCGAGTCCACCATCAACAAGGTGCTCAAAAACTTCATCCCCGAATTCCCATACATGCGCTGTTCGTTGCCGAAGGCTGTAGACCTGGGCTCGTGGGACTGGGAAGGCGGCATCATCAGCCAGGTAAAACTGGACGGCCGCTTCACCAACGTCAACGTCGAGCCTACCGGCGAGGTCGCACTGACCTCTCGCCAGGGCAAGGCGATGCCAATCGAGAAGTTCCCGCAGATCGCCCACGACCTGCGAGTTCGCGCTCCACGCGGCACCCAGAGCCACGGTGAAATGCTGGTGATGAAAGACGGCAAGGTTCTGCCGCGTCAGGTCGGCAACGGCATGATCGAAAAAGTGTGCGAGGGCGGCGAGTTCGAAGAGGGCTGCACCCCGGCACTCCAACTCTGGGACAACATCCCACTGTCGTGCGTGGTCAAGAAGGGCAAGTGTGTAACGCCTTACGCGCTTCGCCTGGGCTCGCTGCTGAAGGCGTTCAAAGATTGCGAGACGGTCAGCGTTGCAGAGACCCGCATCGTCAAATCCATCGGCGAAGCTGTCGAGCACTTCCTTGAAGTGTTGAAGCGCGGCGGTGAAGGCACCGTGGTCAAGCGCAAGGACGGCGTCTGGGAAGATACCGGCGGCAGCGGCAGTATCTATCAGGTTAAGATGAAAATCGCAGCCGAAGTGGAGCTGAAAATTGTCGGCTACCGTGAAGGCAAAGAAGGCTCAAAGCGCGAAGAGACCATCGGCGCCCTGCTGTTACACTCTGGCGACGATCTTCTCGAAGTGGGCGCCGGTTCCGGCCTGAAGCAAGCCGACCTTGATCGCTATGCGGCAGACCGCGAAGGCAATCTTGGTGGAATCGTGACTATTCAGTTCAACGACATCATGGAGCCGAGCGAGTCGAACGAGCTGCATTCGTTGTTTCTGCCGGTATTCATCGAGCACCGCTTCGACAAGTCGACCGCAGACGACCTTCAGACCATCAAGGCTGTGCTGGCTGAAGCGAAGACCGGTAAGGAACTGCTGACCGCGAGCAAGAAGAAATGAGTGCATATCCCGGCGGTGGCGCGCTGGGCAACTTCTTCGACAGTGTGATCATTAATGGCACAGCGACCCCGCATGGCACATGTGCCATGTCTTTGGGTCAGCATGTTGACGGGCGCGACTATACGATAGGGTTCACTTACGACGAGATAGACCCAGGTCGCACAGGCGCTAAGATGTGGCATGCAATGCAAACTGAAGAGCTGCAAATCATGATGGATGCGCTCTGGTCGGCCGGTGTGAGGCCGAAAGTTCTCAATCCTATAGAAACGACTGGGTCAGAAGGGTTCAACGCTGGTAAAGTGGCTGCAATGCAAGATCATCTGGCAGATATGCGCCGCCTAGTTTTCGGTCAACCGCAAGTTGAGGAAATTAGCAGCCCAGATATACCACTGACCCGGAGTATCGAATGACTGACGAAGAGTGGCGAAAGGCCAAAGAAACATTCCCATGGACGCATGAAATCGAGGTGAGCGGCCTGGGTGGCATCATTCGCCTAAAAGACAAAAGCGGTAAAGAGGTGCCATTGCAGACAATGGTGATGGTTATGGAACGGCTCACCCTTCATATTTCGAAGAAGTGAGAAAAGACGATGGCGGCACTTTAGCCGCCATGCGTTTTTAATGTCTTTGCCTACGGGCGTGCAATAAAATGAACCCACTTTCAACAAACGCTGAGAATCCCTCATGAAGCCAAAAAGAATGAAACACGACAGGATTTTTGTCCTTCGTGAGTCAATTGTGAAGATTGCGCAAATGCTGTCCGGCAACAGCATCAAAGTTACCCAGCGCGGCGTGTCTGCTTACGTCGAGCCAGACGCGAGCGGTAAGCCGGTGCTGATCAACCTGCCATTCATCCCCGACAATGCGACTGAAGAGCTTTGTGAAGCGATCCAGGGCTTTCTCGACCATGAAGTGGCTCACTGCTTGTTCACCGACTTCAAAGCCTTCAACGCGATTGCAGCGAACAAGCCGCTACATGGCATGGCTAACCTTCTCGAAGACGCCCGCATTGAAAAGGCGATGGCGGATAGGTTCACCGGGTGCGGCGGCAACCTGAGCAACACTGGTGAGTTCTTCCTGAACAAATACACCATCCCGAAAATGCAAGAGGCTGACTTGGCCGGTGACAAAGAAGCGATGGTCGGCGTGCTGTCGGTCCCGCTGATCAGGTCTATGGCTGGGCAGCGCGTGTTCAGCGAGTTCATGCGCGGCAAAGAACACCACGTCGAGGACTTCTACGACAAGATCAAAGACCTCAAGCCAGACATCGAAGCGATGAAGTCGACCGCTGACGCAATCACGCTGGCTCGCGAGATTCGCAAGCGTATGGGCGCTGAAGAGGAAGAGGAAGAAGGCGGCGGTGGCCCGCCAAGCCCGAAGGCGGGCAAGGGCAAGGGTGGCGGCAAAGGCAAGGGTGGCTTACCAACTCCCGGCGAGGGCGCCGGTGAAGAAGAGGAAGAGGCTGGTGCCGGTGAAGAAGAGGAAGAGGGCGAAGAGGGTGGCCCTGGAACCGGCGAGGGAGAAGAAAACTGGGATGACGACGAAGACGTCAAAGGCATGGCCGAGACTGACCCGCTCGCATCATTGCGCGCAATCGACAAAGAAAACGCCAACGGCTTTGACGAAGAAATGTCCCGTCAAATCGGCGTAGACGCCGCAAAAGCAGCGAAGCATGCCGAATACTTGGTCTACTCGACCGAAGAGGACGTGATAGAGCCGCTGGTTATCGGTTCTGGCTACGAAGACAGCATGTTCACCAAGTTGGAAGACAAGGTTCAGCACATGGTTGGCCCGCTGCAAAAAGACCTTGAGCGGGCAATCGTTGCCCGGTCGCGAGCAACCTTCAGCGGCGGTCACCGTTCCGGCCGACTGCACGGCGCCGGGCTGTCGAAGCTGCTGGTCGGCGATGATCGTGTTTTTCGTCACAAGGAAGAGAACACCTCCAAAGACGTAGCCGGTTCGCTTGTGATCGACGTTTCTGGGTCAATGGGCGGCGCCAAGATTCACCTGGCATCCCAAGCTGCATACGCGGTGAGCCAGGTTCTCGACCGACTGAAGATCAGCCACGAGGTGATCGCGTTCACCACCGGGCCGAAGATTTGCGGCAGCGCAACGCTTATGGCTGACGAAGAGAAGCGCATGGGCCGGAGCTTCACCCGCACCGAGTCCATCTACATGCCGATTCTCAAGGGCTACAACGAGCGCATCGGCACCGAGACCAAAAAGCGCTTTGGTTGGTTGCCGCACAGCCGCATCATGCGCAACAACGTCGACGGGGAATCTATCGAGAAGGCAGCTCGCCGCCTTCTGGCTCGCAAAGAGGTCGGCAAGTTCATGATCGTGCTTAGCGACGGCTCCCCAGCTTGCGCTGGTGATAGTGCTCGCGCCTCCAAGCACCTGAAGCGCGTGATCAAGGACTTGATCAATACTGGCATCAACGTGATCGGTATTGGCATCCAAGATAGCTCGGTGACTGAATACTACCCGAAGAGCATTGTGATCAACGACGTAGACGAACTGCCATCCCGGGTTGTTCATGAGCTGCGAAACATGCTCATGCCGAAGTAACCGCCAGCGCAGGGCGCTTTATCTTCCTAAGCGCCCTGCATAGAATTAAACTATTGCATACCGGGCGATTTGCCCCACTGGAGAAAACGATGACCGTGCCAACCCAAGACGACAAAATCATCTGCAAGATCGACGGCGCACCGACGCATTCGATCAGCATGTATCTGCGAAACAACCACCCGGAAATCACCCTGGCCGAGTATCAGGAGAAGTTCCCAGGTGAGCCAATTATCTCCCCGTATGCCCAGCATCTGATGGATGAAAAGGCGAAGAAGACCGCGACCGAAGCAGCAGAAGCGACGAGCACGCCGGAAGTTGCAAAAAAGGTTGAAATGGTTGGCACGGCAGAGAAGCCAGCGGCAAGCGTGTCCTCCCTGGTGACCCCGGGCAGCATCACCAAGCAGCCGTTTCATGAAGTCTTCGGCCTGGGCAAGATCAAACAGGCGCTGTCGTCACGCGGTGATGAAATTCCGATCACTGTGCTGTCGGCCCATGAGCCTGCTAACCAAATGTTCGTGCCGAAAGCCAACGACACCTACGTCTACGACATCGACGAGTTGAAGAACGCCATCATGGCTATCGACTTGAACATCCCGTGCTACATCTGGGGCCACAAAGGCACCGGCAAGTCGGAACTCTGGGAGCAGATCGGCGCCCGCACCAACCGTCCGCACTTCCGTGTTCAGCACACCGGCAACACCGAAGAGTCGCACGTTGTCGGTCAATGGACTGTAAAGAACGGTCAGACTGTGTTCGAGCTGGGCCCATTGCCCCTGGCAATGAAAAATGGCTGGATGTATGTCGCAGACGAATACGACTTCGCGATGCCATCGGTTCTCTCTGTGTATCAGGCGGTGCTGGAAGGTAAAGCCCTGGTAATCAAAGAAGCCGACGTCGAGAATCGCGTTATTCATCCGCACCCGAACTTCCGATTCGTAGCCACCGGCAACACCAACGGCAGCGGCGATGAGACCGGGCTGTATCAGGGCACCACCTTGCAGAACTCGGCGAACTACGACCGTTTCGGCATGGTAGTCCACAAGAAATACATGGCCGCTGCTGCTGAATCGCTGATTCTGCAACGTCGTCTGAAGATGGTCGCGGCAGACGCTGACAAGCTCGTGTCCTTTGCAAACTCGGTGCGCGAGGCTTACGATGCTTCCAAGATCAGCGAAACCATTTCGCCCCGGACCCTCATCTTCGCAGCGACAATCGGCATCAAACGCGGCTCGTTCGTGCAGGGCGTGACTTTGTCCTACATCAACAAGCTGACCAAGATCGACGCCGAAGCGGTAAAGGGTATGGCAGAGCGCATCTTCGGCAAGTAATCGAAACAGCTCCATCACGCCCGGGCACTCCCGGGCGTTTCTGTCTGCGAGGTCCAATGAACACTCCAGGATGCTACGGCGCCGCAAGCGCCTTCAGTCACGACTCGGCTACCTGTCAGGGTTGCCCGCACTTCACGCCATGCGCCGGTCTCTCGCTGGAGAGGCTCCAGGCCATATCTGGCACCATCAACGTCACCGACTTGCTCAAGAAGCACGAGCGAGCGCAAGCAAAGGCCCGCCCAGAGCGCGCACAACGTCACCAGAGCGACGAAACCCGAGACTTACGCATAGTGCAAAGGGCGGCGCCCATCGAGCCCCCACAGCGCAAGACGCAGGTCGAGAAGGTCACGTTTGAAATAAACACCGAGACCCGGCAGCTCATCGCCAACATCACCAACAAAAAAGCCCAGGCTCACGCGCTAATTCTGTGCAAGGGTCAAGACCTGCAAGACCTAATAGACCGCTTCGGCGCTGGTGAGAACCCAATGCCAGCATCGCCAAAGTGGCTGCATCAGGTGGGCGAAGAACTGCTGGCCGGAAAGATCAACCGGCAGAACCTGAAGGTGAACCTGGCGCAGCAGCAGCAATGGGGTGAAGCCACCGCCGGTTCGCACGTTTCGATAGCTTGGTCCATGTTTATAGGGCTTGGCATAGCTGTGGAGCAAGAGGGCTCAATGCTTCTTTCTCCAAGGGTCGGTGGTCACAATTGAGCGATAATTCGAGGAGAAAATATGAACATTAACCACCACTTATCAGCGCGCTCTGATTTTTCGGTCGGCGAGTCGCTGTTGCAGGTGAAGAAACTTGTCACCGCAGCTAAGGCCGCAGGATATGAAAGTGTCGCCCTGGTAGACACGATGAGCATCCATGCCATTGTCGACTTCACCGCCCAGTGCAAGAAGGCGGAAATCCGCCCGATCATTGGCTGCACACTGCGCGTGGTCGAAGACCCAACGCACCGCAAGCCTTCAAAGGCCAGCGGCATCGCGGACAAGCCAAACCCTGGCTACCAGCTCAAGGTCTACTGCAAGACCGAAGCCGGTGTGCAATCGCTGTTCAAGCTGTTGAGCCGCGCCAACTCGCCGGAATACTTCTACTACGTGTCTCGCGTCGGCCTAGATGATGTTCTGGCGCTAGAGGATGTGATCGTCACTACCGGCGACTTCTACGGCCTGTTCGGCAGCAAAGACGTGAAGCATCCTGGCGGCATCGCAATCGCGCTCAAGGTGCGATTCGGCGATGACTTTCTGGTCGAGCTGACCCCGGGCGATACGCCGCTCTACGACACGGTCAACGCGCGCTGCATAAAGGTCGCCGATGCTCTGGGCATCCGAACGATTGTTGGCTACCCTTCGCTTTATGTCGCGAACGCAGAAGCGCCGACGCTTCAGGTTTTGAACTCGATCACGACCAACACGTCAATGGACTCACCGTGGCGCCCGAAGCAGCACGTCGTTGACTTCGAAGTGTCACCGCCGGCCAAGCTGCTTGAGCGGGTTAAGTCTTCTGCTAAGCGCATGGCTACCTTCACGGGTATCGTGTCGGCGTCGACCTGGGCAGATTCCCTGGCGAACATCCAGAAGGTGGTCGACGAGTGCGCCTACCGTTTCGAGAAGATGCCCGTCAGCCTTCCCAAGATGGCAGAGAACGAATTCGTAGAGCTGGGCCGACAGTGCGCCGAAGGCTGGAAGCGCCGCTTCGGCGCTGAAGTCCTGGGTCACCAGCCGCTCACTTCAGAACTGCCGGTATACGCCGCTCGCTTGAAGTATGAAATGGGCGTGCTGAAGTCTATGGGCTTCGCTGGTTACTTCCTGCTTGCCGCTGACCTCGTGAACTGGTCGAAGGCTAACGACATCATCGTCGGCCCAGGTCGTGGTTCGGTGGGCGGCTCCCTGGTTGCGTATCTGGTCGGGATCACCGAGGTGGACCCTGTTCGCTTCGGCCTGATGTTCGAGCGTTTCATCAACCCCGAACGTCTCGACTTGCCCGACGCCGACCTCGACTTCATGTCGAGCAAACGCCATTTGGTTATCGAATACCTGACCAACAAATACGGCGCCGAGCGCGTTGCCGGTATCTCCAACTATTCAACCCTGGGTTCGGCGTCTGCATTGCGTGACGCCGGGCGCATGCACGGGCTGAACCCGCTTGAGCTGTCTTGCAGTAAGCTGGTGCCAGCAGAACACGGGATCAGCTTCAGCCTGACCGAGTCGGCCGACATGGTTCCTGAAATCGCGAAGTTCCGCGATGAGCGATCCGACATCTGGGCTCACGCCCTGAAACTTGAGGGCACGATTCGTTCCTTTGGGCAGCACGCCGCCGGGTTGGTGGTGGCCGGTGAACCAATCACCAATCGCGCGGTGCATGAAACGCGCGGCGACAGCGCCATCGTCAACTGGGACAAACGCTCCGTAGAGGACTGGGGGCTGGTCAAAATGGACTTGTTGGGTCTGTCGACCCTCGACGTTCTGGAAATTGCCCGCCAATACATCAAAGAGCGCCACGGTGTCGACGTGATCTACACCAAGATTCGCCTTGACGACGAAGACGTGATGAAAGCGTTCAGCGCTGGCGAGACGACTGGTGTGTTCCAGTTTGAATCCCCAGGTATGCGCAAGCTGTTGCGCGACCTGGCAGTAGGTGGGTTGCTCACCTTCGCAGACATCACGGCGGCGACCGCGCTCTACCGCCCGGGCCCAATGGACTCCGGCCAGCTTGAAGACTTTGTGCAGATTCGCCAGGGTCACCGGTCGCCGTCGTATGAGCACGCCCTGATGGAGCCCGTTCTCGAAGAGACGAATGGGGTTATCACCTACCAAGAGCAGGTGATGCAGCTCGCGGTTCACTTGGCCGGCTTCACCGGCGCCGAGTCTGACCACCTTCGGAAAGCGATGGGTAAGAAAGACGCTGACAAAATGTCTGAAATGCGCGCCAAGTGGATTGACGGCTGCGAGAAGACGGCGGGCATGCTCCCGGCGAACTCCGGCAACCTGTTCGACAAAATCCTCGCGTTCGCTGGTTACGCATTCAACAAGTCCCACTCCGTTGAATACTCCATCATTTCGGTTTGGACGATGTGGGTGCGCGTGCGCTACCCAGCGGAATACTTCGCCGCAAGCCTGTCCATCGTGTCTGAAGAGAAGCTGACCGGGTTGGTGCGTGATGCGCGCTCGTGCGGTATCGAAGTTCTACCGCCAGACATCAACTAC